GAAGTCCAGATCCGGGCGGCGGTCCTCAACCGCTTCACGGCGCTCGGCATCCCGCTCACCGTGGCCATGGGATAAGTGTGTCCGGGGAAAGGGGAACTGCGGTCGTCAGCTGATTTGCGCAACAGCGCCCGAACAGACAGGCCGGGACTGGAAGTCCCTTTCCGCAATTTATCGCAGCGCGATGAAGCGCGAATTCGATGCGATGTCGGAAGCCTATGGAACAGCGCAAATCAGGGCGATCAGACCGAAACACATCGAAGCCGATCTGGCCAAACTGTAAGACGGAAAAGCAAACACGCGATTGAAGGCATGGCGGCGCGTGATGGCCGGGGCCAAGAGGCGCGGCGAAATCGAAGCCGACCCATCCATTCAGGTCAAGCGCCGCACTGTGAAATCCGAGGGCTTTCCCGCCTGGAGCGCAGCCGAAATTGCTGTCTACCGGGAGCGCTGACCAATTGGGACGACCGCCCGCGCAGCCTTTGAGTTGGTGTTCTGGACAGCCGCCAGGACGATTGACGCAGCAGCGCTTGGGCCTCGCAACATCGACCATGATGGCGTTCTGATTTACCGGCAAAGCAAGGTGGGCAAGCCCGCACACGTTCCATGGAATAGCGCCCTTCCGGCGGTCGCACGTGGATGGGCTTTGGAACTGCGGCAAGTGAAAGACGCCCTGCAGGTCACATCTGGCGGGTTCACCTTTCTTGATGCAAACGGCAAGGTCCGGTCCGTGAAGGGGCTTGGCAACCTTATTGCCGAATCAGCTCGGACCGCCGGCATCGGCAAGTCTGCACATGGTCTTCGAAAATCACGACTGACAGCCATCGCTGAAGCGGGCGGCTCCGCGCATGCGATTATGGCATGGGGTGGTCACCAGACCCTTCAGGAAGCCGACGGTACACGCGTGCAGCGCAGCTGAAAAAACTGGTTATGGGCAATGAACATACCGGGAACAGTGTATCACCTACGATTCCTGATACAAAAACCGCGAAAACGTGAGTGATTTCAACGCTGCTTTTATGGAATGGCAGCCCGTAGGGTCGTTCGCTACTTGCGGAAAAACAGTAAGTTAGACTGTATCGCCTCTAGGTAACCGCTCATTTGAGATCAATAAGTTGCATCGCGAAGTGTATCGCGGCGGAACCCAGAGAAAATCGCGGGTGTCGGGCGCAGCTTGGCTTGCTAGAGAACCAAGCTGTTGTCGCTGCCGACTATCGGTTTGACGACGGAGCCGGAGTCCCGCGCAGACCAACGCTGGCCAGAAAAATGAGGGCTACAGCCCCGCAAAAAATCGCCATGAACACAGTCACCTCAAGCCAATCGCCCAGATAGGCGAGCGCATAGTAGACCCAGGAGAAGGTGGAAGCCTCGAGCGCATGCGTAACCCGACCGGCCAATGCATCAGCCGTGACAAGAGCAAGAGCCAGCGCCGCAGCCCACCTCCCGGCGCGAAATGCACGAAGTTCCTCTGCCGCCCTTCCGTTCTGTTGCAGCGCCTCGATTTCATTCGTCAGCTCCCGCAGGCGTGGTCGGATATTCCATCTCAATGAGATGGCGTCGCTGAGAGGTTGCAGACCGGCCAGCTTGGTTTCGAGTGGTTGGTCAAGGCTCCCGCGGATGCGGATCAGTTCGGCGTTCAGACATGTGCAGAACCGTTGATGTGCCAGCCATGTTCGAATGCGCGCACGGCTCTCAAGTTCCTTGGCCTGTTCCTCAGCTCGCTTGGCGACCTCAGCCTGCATATTGTCTAAACGATCCGCCAGATCCGAAAGGGTTCGAACCATTTCGCGGGCGACATCCAATCGAGCGGCGCGTCTCCGTCCCGAGTCGAGCAGAAATACGCCGCCATCTGTCAAGACCGCGATCCCCTGGCCAAAAGATACGAGGTCGACATCCTCAAGATCGGGTGCGTCCTGCATCGCTCGCTCTGGCGACACGCCGTAAGTCCGAGCCCCCATGACGCGCGCAGCAGTCGGAAACAGACCGCAGAGCTTTGCGGGGCTCGCCGGATGCGGCAACGGGTCTTCCCTGGACCAGCAGGCACTCAGGACATGCTTTCCGCCAGTGCGCCTTGATGTTTTCACGTCGGGCAAGCGCTTCAAGGTGCCGTCTTCAAGATCTGTCACCGGAACGAGCGCGAAAGGATCGTAGATCCGAAAAAGTGCCTCGAGAACCGCATCGAGCTTCAGCTGGCTTGGGACCTGCTCTCCGGCGGATGCGCTTCCCGCTATCCGGGACACGGCATGGGGCGAGGCGACCAGGCTGTGCCCCGGGTCAATATACCATGTCTGGTGATACTTCTGCTCGTGTTCGGGCAAACCGACGAGAAGGCGGCTATCCTTGGTTCGCGGCGGCCGCCGGACAGCCTGACGATCCCATTCGGCCGTCTCCATCCGTTCTATCTCTCGCCAGAAGTCAAGCAGATGCACGCCCGCCCGTGTATCGACCGAGACGGTGACCCAGTTTCCCGGCGCGGTCTCCTTGCTTCCCGGGCGAACGATAACCAGCACGGTGAAGCCGCGGCCCAGGGGGGCATGCGTGCGATCATTGCGGGCGAAAACTTTCAGAGACCCGGTGAACTCGCTTTCGCTGGTGACGATGGCATCGACAAGCCGACGCCTCCCGCACTCCTTCATGGGAAGGCTCAACTGGTGAACCTGCTGGGCATAAAGCTTGCGTTCGTACCGCGCCCGCTCTTCCTCCAGAGCAGCCCTGGCCTGGGCCAGGTATGAACCATCGGCAGAGACGGGGATCTCGGCAGGATCCCATCCAGCTCGAAGAGCTTCCACCGCGAACCCCATCGTCATCTGCCAGGCTCGGCAGAACGGACCATGGCGGGCCACCCCGACGCTGCGGTCCCCCAAAACGCTGTGGCTCAGCGCGGCGGCAAGCGCTGGCCAGGATCGTTCCGGCCGGTCGACAACACCGGTTCCTTCCCAGTCCGAAATCGCGGGCAGCCACTGGTCCCGCACGGCATCGGGCAAAGCCACCCCGGACAGCCTTGCCGCGAGAAACAGCACCCCCGTCACGCTGTCGGGGCTGGCATCCTCAACTTTCCACGAGCAACCGCGGACAAGGTCCGCGAGAGAGGCGAAGTGACCCAGTTCCGCGCCATGCAGCGGCAGGTTCTCGTTCAGGACCATCGCGATTACGCTGGACTGACGGACGCCCAGAACATTGCGCTCGGATGCCTTGACAAGCGATATGCCCGCCGCCGCCGACTGTGTGTCGACGATCAGGCCGGGCCGGTCATCCTGAACAAAGGCCGGGGAAAGATCGAGGGCCGGTACCGCGGCGAGGAAGTCCTCGAATGTCAGCATGATATTCCAGTCCCCTTGAAGCGCGCCCTCCGGATGCTGCGAAGACCGGCCTCGGCCGTCAATACCTGACCGCTTCGGAAAGGGCGGCCAATGGCCTCCAGCGCTGGTGATAAGCGCGAAGGCTGTGAGTCGGGTCTCAGGCGGTCGTCAGAAAGACCGTCATGCAGAACAGAGCGCCATGTTCAAAGCAACCATCCTGGGTCTCAGGCGGTCGTCAGAAAGACCGTCATGCAGAACGGCTGTTCTACTAGGCCTTTTCATCAACCAGTCTCAGGCGGTCGTCAGAAAGACCGTCATGCAGAACACGAACCACCCCCTCACGTTTCAACAGGGAGTCTCAGGCGGTCGTCAGAAAGACCGTCATGCAGAACCCTGATCTCCGCAGCCCCTTGCTTTTCAACAAGGAAGGCGGCGGCGATCTGAAGCAAATCCCGTCCTGGCGCATTTTCAGCCTCGGTTCCGGGCTTGACTGGCGCGATCTCCGAAATTTTTCTTTCTCAATCAGAGATTTGCTCCTTTTCTGAGGTAAAAACAAGCCTCGTCTCCTTTTTCAGGGTTTCCGGCGTCTGCGGAAAACGGGCCGTGAACGCATCCGGATAGACCGCTTGTTTGACCGTCTTCCCCGCCAGGACAACCTCGTCCCCGTAGCCGGACCCGCCGAAGTCGAACATGGCCCGCGTCATCGAGACCAGTCGCACCGATGCCCTCGGCAGGGTGAAGCTGACGGGCGCGGACATCATATGCGGCGGGACCATTGTCAGGTGCGTTTCCACATCGGGATAAATCGTCGGCTTCTTCAGCCGGTCGTCCTTCATCTGCCATTCGATGATCAGCCCTTCCTCGCCGAGGATCCGCTTGATCGATTTCGGGACCGCATTCTTGAGTTTCCGGTCGTAGCTCACCAGCGAGCGGACCGCATTGACCACATAGGTCAGATTCAAGCCACGCCTTCCAGGATGATCGAGAATGTTCTGATGCGCCAGATCGTTCCGGATGTCCTGCTTGCGCGTGCCCCGCTTGAAGGTCTTACATGCGTCGTAACCGCCCGGCTTCTCATTCGAACGAAGCATCTGGTCACTTGGACGCTCACCTGCATCTATGAAATGAAGCTGAAACTTCTGGCAATGGACCTCGGACAACAGTTTACACCGGTCTTCGAACTTGGGCGCGTCGAAGCCCGTTTCGGGATCCAGATATGGGATGAAGACGTGATCTGACTCTGTTTCAGCCCTCCTCAAGAGGTCCGGCGCCGTCACGAGGATGCCGATCTGCGGCAAGGCATTTTTTCTGACCCCGGGCCCAAAGGCGGGCTTGAGCCCGGTTCCGCCTGTTTCCTTGTACAGCATGCCGACGAACGCAAACAGGCAGTCACGTTCCCAGATAAGCGCATAGTCAGTCAACCGGGTCAAGACACGCATGACGATCTGATGGAGGCGCACGTGATCGTTGAGGCGCGCCCCGTTCGCCTGGAAGTTATGGATGGCGGCTGCGGTCGCGACCGTCTGGTAATTCCGGCATTTCTCTTCCAGATCCGAAAGGAACTTACTATAGCTTTTGTCCTTGGGCTTCGGGATGTCCTTGATCGACTGCAGGATTTCCCCCCGAAAGCCTTCCCGCTGTTTTACGCAGTTGATCTTGTCCGGATCGCGGCGCTTTTCGTTGTGAAGCCCGGCGAAGCTTTTGACCTCGTCCGCTGTAACCTTGTGCTTTTCGAATATCCCCGTCAGAGGCGGCAGATGGGCGTAGCGGACGAGTTGACGCAACCCACTGCGGGTCCCGGGAAAGGTCGTGTGATAATTGGCGGTACCTTCCTCTTGGTACACTTCCTTGAAGAAGGACGCGTCCTGATAGAACAGTCCCTTTTCTTCCAAAGCTCCTTCGTGTTCCTGCCCGCTGAAGCCCGCGGCCTGAACCTTGGTGTAAAGCGAGAACAGGCGGTCCATGTCGGCAAGGATGCCCTGGGCCCGCTCGTCGCGTTCCTTGCGCTCGCCGCAGGACAGTTCAAGCGTCTCGGACCATTTGCCATCCATTGACGCGGATTTGCGCATCTGGTGGCGCAGGCGTGAGGCCTCTATGGGCGGGACCATGTAGAGCCAGGCATAGAACTGGCTGTGCCAGTCCGCGCGGAATGCCTGTTCTGGAGGCTGGAAGCTCTTCAGGACCTCCCCGAGGTCGCAGCAGTCACGCTTGGTATCGATCTCGCCGATCCAACCGAAATCAGGGTCTTCTGGGCCAGGTTTCCCAAGATACTTGGCGAAGATATGTGCGAAAAGTTCCTGCCGGAACTCCTCGATCCGGTTCGCCCCCTGCCTCTGAACCCTTGCATCAGGGGTGTATTTCAGATCCTGCCCCTGCTCGCGCGTCGACTGCGCGGCCAACGCATCGAGAAGCGCCGAGATGTCGTCGTAGCGATCGAGGCCAAGATCGTCGATCAGCGAGATCGGCGAGCGGTAGTACCGCTTCGTCCGTGCATCGTATTTCGTTTTCCTGGCATCTTTGGAGCGCCCGACCTGTTGGACAGCCCAATGGCAAAGTTCCCTGTTCCCTTCGGCGTCCGACTGAATACCAGACAGCCAGCCGCGAAAGCCGGACTGGTAGAGTTCGAGAAGCAGCCGGTAACGGCATCGAGCCGCATCACTCTCTTTCTGGTCGTCCTTCGGCGGGAGGGACTTCTGAAGCGTGACAAGCCCAGGGGCAAGATCGACGTCATTGTTATCTGCAAGGCGGCGCACCTTGTCCATGACGGCGGCGAACCGGGGGAGGTTCAAGGCTGTGATGTCGTCCGTGCCGGCGAGATGCGCCACCAGATGCTTGAGGTTGTCCATCTCGACGAATTCGTCGGCCTTGGCCTGCTCCAAGGCTGTCCGCACCGCATCCTTCTGGATTGCAAGGTCGAACTCCAGCAGCTCTTTGAACGCATCCAGAGCAGCAGGGGACACCTGTTGGGGTTTGCGGTTGGCGACATTTAGCTTGCTGGGGTCACCCGGTATCGGATGAACGATCCCTCCTTCCAGCAATCTGATAAGGGCCCGGCGCACATTGAAATGGTTCGTCCGGTTGCGGACCGTAGATACGACGCACATCATCGCCCAGAGCAACTCTGCCTGCTGGCTCTTGTGCTTGTTGCCCGTGAATTTGTGCTTGTTGCCCGTGAATATCGACGCGCGCGAAGGGCAGTCGCCGCCTTTGAGGTTCTTGAGGCCGAAGATAATCGGAATGTGCCGCTCGAAATGTCTCTGATCGAACTGTTTGAAAGCGTCGATCATGACTTCCTTTGTGCTGATATCCCGGTTTCTTGGGCTACCCCTATTTGCCATCGGATCTGCAAGCCCTTTCAACGTGCGAAGCGTCAGGCCAACGGCGCTGCGCCACGTTCTGGCGAAGGTCTCTATCTGCTTGATCTCGCTCTGGCCGATGCTGGTTGCCAGAAAGGTCATCCGCTTCTCGAATGCTTCCAATGCCGCAGGGTCATCCTCCCTGAAGTCATGAAGGGCATCGCTGGCATGGACGAAGAGCTTGCCAAGCCGGATGAACTCGCTCATTTCGGCATTCCTCTTCTTGCCCCCCAGGACCAGAAGAAGATGCTGCCGATCCTTGGGAAGCAACGAAAGAAGTTCGCTCTTGTCCGGCACGTCGGCCTGCGCCTTCCGGAGGGCAATGCGGAAACGATCCGACTTGGCGAGGCGCTGGTAATACTGCCGAACGGCATTATGCAGCGCCCAGATCTGGTCCTTGAATGGGTCCTTTCTCTCCAGCGGCAGGCTTTTCTTGAAGCTGCCGAAATGGTCGAAAAGGCGCGAGCCGAACCAGGACGGGTAGATCGGTCCCGCATGGTTCTCCGGCTTTTCGAGTTCCTCGAAGATCGCCTTTGCGATATCCGATCCGCCCTTGCCGTCATCGCCGAAATACCGGGCCTCGGCGCATATCGTCCATGTGGCCTGGGCCTGCAGCTTTCCTGAGGGCGTTCGTGGATCGCTGGCGCTTCTCGAGATGGCTTCGCCCCGCGCGACGATCAGGCCGCGTGCCGTCTCCGGTCCGGGCGTGCCGTTCGGATCGCCCTCGGGCACCGAAACGGAACCTATCCGCCTGGGCCCGCCACCGATGACGATTTCCTGATCAAAGAGATGGGCGATGATCCGGTCGGCGATGGCGCCGTAATCCACCCGCCCGGGGTCCTCCTGCCAGAACCGGCCATGCCACACGCCCTCGAAATCCGTACGCGCGATGACCGGATCCTCGGGGCCATCGGCATCGCGGTATTTCTGGATTGCCTGCCCGTTCCTGTCGTTCAGCGGCCCCGAGGGAACCACCTCATACATGGCATAGGGATGCGATTTGGCATTCCATAGTCGGCGAAGTTCGGAAATCTCTGCCTCATCGATCTTCTCGACTTCCCTGATCCGCGAGATCAGGCGCATCCACAGCGCCTCTGCCAGATACACCCTGTCGCGATAGGCTTCGGGATGCATGGCGCTCAACCGGTTGCGCTTTTTGACCACCTTGTCGAGAATGGCAATCGTCTGCCGCAAGAGCGCCTTCGGGTTTGCAGAAAGGTAGCCGGGAAGTGCCGCCGGGCGGATCTGGTCCCCCTCATGGTCGTGGTGCAGCCCGCGCCCCAGGCGGCGGTCTTTTTCGGGTTCACGGAAATCGGTATAGCTCTCGCTGATCGGGCGAAGATGCTTGGCCATGGATGGGCCTCCCTATATTAGTTTCGTGAAAAATGGACCTGCGGAGATGGCAAGGACGGGCCTGATCTTGGAGGGTGAAAGAAATGACGATGCGATAGAACACCAGATGGGTAAAGAAGCTCAACTGCACCACAATCGGCGCCTGAAACGACGTCACGCATGCGGAATTGCCTTCAGAAAACGAGTAAGCCATTGTTCAAAAGGGAAAATATCGTGATGTGGTCAAGCATTCCGGGTTCCGCAGGCGAAAAATTCGCAGAGTCTTCTGTTTCCTTCGGAACGATGTCATATTATTCATGCCTTGTCAGCCTCCTACAGGAGCCTGGGTTCTGCATGACCGCTTTTCTGATAGCGGCCTGAGACAGCCAGCCGAACGGGTCATGACCGCCTCCTCTTTGTTCTGCATGACCGCTTTTCTGATAGCGGCCTGAGACCTACTTGCACCCTTTCCTTTTCTTTCAGCGGGTGAAGTGTTCTGCATGACCGCTTTTCTGATAGCGGCCTGAGACCTACTTGCACCCTTTCCTTTTCTTTCAGCGGGTGAAGTGTTCTGCATGACCGCTTTTCTGATAGCGGCCTGAGACCTACTTGCACCCTTTCCTTTTCTTTCAGCGGGTGAAGTGTTCTGCATGACCGCTTTTCTGACAGCGGCCTGAGACAGTCATATCCCCCTCCTAAGATGGGTCACGTTCTGCATGACCGCTTTTCTGACAGCGGCCTGAGACAGTCAGCAGCGGGGGAAACCGGTCCCAGGTCAAATCCGCCGGGGGACCGGAGCCGTCAGGACTATGAGGTGAAACGATGCAAAATGCCGCCCCGGACCTATGGGACAGCATCACCGGCTATGATGCCCTCAACGCTGCATGGGCCCGCGTCGATGCCAATGCAGGGTCCGCCGGAGGGGATGGAGTGACGCGGCATGAGTTCCGCTCGGACCTTTTCGCCCGGCTGAACCAGCTGCGCGCCGACCTGTTGAGCGGCGAATATGTCCCGCGCCCTTACCGCAAGGTCAGCGTTCCGAAAAAGAAACCCGGCTACCGCATTCTCGCGATTCCCAGCATCCGGGACCGGGTGGTCCATACCAGCATTGCCACGGCGCTGGTGCCAATCCTCGAGCCGCATTTCGAGGAATGCTCCTTCGCATACCGACCGAACCGCGGCGTGACGAAGGCCGTCGCCCGGATCGAGCAATGGCGAAGTCGGGGCTATGAATTCGTGATCGAGGCTGACATCGTCCGCTATTTCGACAATATCGACCACGACATCCTCATGGGAAAGCTGAAGGAGCTGATTGCCGGTATCCCAGGAGCCGGGCCGGTCCTTTCGTTGACGGAACGGCTGCTGGCGCACCAGGGCAAAGGCCTCGGAACCGAAGGCGTCGGCCTGGTCCAGGGCTCGCCGCTGTCACCGCTGCTGTCCAATCTCTACCTTGATGCTCTGGACGAGGAGATCGAGGAAAGCGGCGTCAAACTGGTGCGTTTTGCCGACGACTTCGTCATCCTCTGCAAGTCGCAACGGCGGGCGGAAAAGGCCCTGGCCCACTGCGTCGAGATCCTGTCGCATCACCGTCTGCGCCTGCACGAGGAAGGCACGCGTATCGTCAATTTCGACAGAGGGTTCAACTTTATCGGCTATCTCTTCCTGAAGAACCTCGCGGTTCAAGAAAAGGCGGAACCCAAGCCAGCGGTGCCGTCAAAGCCGCTGAAATCGGAAGTGACGGACGACGGAGTGATCCTGCTCGAAGAGAAAGGGTCCAGGTTCGACCAGGGAAATCGCGTCCTTTATGTACTCGATCCCGAACACAGTCTCGGTACTCGGAATCGCAGCTTTTCGGTCCGGCGCGAGGACGGCGCCGAACTCATCGCGATCGGGCAACACCGGATTGGCCGGATCGAAGTCGGCCCGGACGTTGGCTTCGATCATGGTGCTGTCCTTCTGGCGATGGACAGCGGAACGCCGCTGGCCGCGGTCGACGGGTATGGCCAGACACGGGGCACCGTCGAACCGCGCCTCAGCCGGAAAGGCGGGCTGCACCTCGCGCAGGCGAAGGCTGTACTGACAGAGGATTTCCGGCTCTGCATCGCCCGCAGTCTTGTCGAGAGCCGGATACGGAACCAACGTACGCAGCTTTCTCGCCTCAACCGGCGACAGGGGCTGGCACCGGTGGAAGAGGCTCTTCAGGCGATGAAGCGCGAACTGGGAAAGCTAGAAACGGCCGGAAGCGTCGAAGCGGCGATGGGCCTCGAGGGGGCATCCTCGGCGCATTACTGGCGTGCGATCAGTCTCCTGGCCGGAGCCGGGGCTCCATTCAAGAGGGAACGTCCTGCCAGAAGCCCACTCAATGCCGCGATCAACTATTTAACCGGCATTCTGGAGCGTGACATACGTGCCGCGGTTCAAGGTTCCGGGCTGCATCCAGGCTTCGCATTTCTTCATGGATCACGTGACAGACATGACGGCCTGGTATTCGACATGATGGAACCGTTCCGGGCTGCAACCACAGAGGGTCTGGCGGTCTTTCTCTTCAATGCGAGGCGTCTTTCGGCCGACATGTTTTGCGAGACTGACGTCGGCAAGATAGACCTGTCGACCGAAGGGCGACAGGCGCTGGTCCAGGGATATGAGGCCGTCGTTGCCAGGCGAGTGAATCGCCCTGATCGAAAGGGCAAAATGGGGTGGAGAGCCCTCATGCTTCTCCAGTGCCGTTTTCTTGTCCGATCAATCCGCAGCGGCACATCTTCGGATTTCGTTCCATACCTCATGGAGGCATAGCATCGTGGTACGGTCAGCAATGCTTCGGATCATCACTTACGACATATCCAGCGACAGGGTGAGGCGCCAAGTCGCGGCATTGCTTGAGGCGGAAGCCACGCGCGTGCAGTATTCGGTCTTCGAAGCAAGGTTATCAGATGCTGCGCTTAGACGCATCGTTTCAAGGATCGATGAGCGGCTCGCCGACAGCGATAGCCTGCGGGTGTATACGGTGGGCACTCGACATGAACGTCGCTGCCAAGTCCTGGGCTCCGGTTTGCCCGTCGATAGAGATGTGGGGTTCTGGCTGTTGTGAAGAAGGATGCGCTGGCGACAAGCGAGCATATGCCTCGAACGATGGCGCATCCACGCTGCTCCATTGGTTTTGCGACGACTACTGAGAGCTTGTATCGACCCGTTTTCCCCTGACCGCCTGGCCGATCCGTCGCGCGATCTCGCCTGGCGAGGGGGCGATCCACCCGATCAGGGCGACCAGCACGATCCAGGCAGGTATCTCGTTGACGATCACCGTTTCCACGCGGTCCGCACGGAGGCGGTTCTCCGATTGCTCCTGTCGGATCTCGCGGGCGCGGGGGCGCACGATGGAAGGCGCGTTCTCGACCTTCAGGCCCTGGACGTTCTCGGCCCCGGCCTGGACGTTGGCCGCGACGTTCGGGCCAAGGGGCACCGGCAGCCCGCCGCAGCCTGCCAGCAGCAGGGCCGCCGCCAGGATCAGTCGAGGCCGGACAGGCATAGCGCGCGTTCCGCGGTGCGGCGGGTGACCAGCCCGGGCACGGTCCGGCCGCCCGCCTTGACCCACATCGTCAGCGCATCGCAGGCGCCGGGCAGATCGCCCGCGAGCGCGCGACGCGACATGCTCGACCGGCAGAAGGCGCCGGAGCCGATATTGTAGGCGGCCGAGACGAAGGCGGCGCGGGTCTCGATGGGCAGCTCGGGCGGCAGACAGGGGCGGATCTCGGCCTCGAACTGCGCGGTGCGGCGGGCGAGCTGGTCCCGGCACTCTTCCGGCGTCGCGGTCTGGCCGCCGCCGACGCCCAGGGTCTCGCCGTAGCAGATCGTCCAGACGCCCACGATATCCTTGTAGGACGCGGTGCGGAGGCCCTCCCAGGGGGCGATCAGCGCGACGGCGGCGGCAATCACCGCGGCGGCGCCACCGGCGGCGGTGCGACGGCGGATCATTCGTCTGCCCCCGCAAGCCCGGTCTGGGCAATGACGCGGGCCAGCAGCGCGGCGGCGGACAGCAGCCCCACGGCGGCGGCGTAGAGATCGGGCGGCAGACCCAGCATGTCGGCGGATAGCAGCGCGGCGGCGGCCTCAAGGCCCGAGAGGATGACCATGGCGGCCAGAATCCACACCGACCACGCACGGCGCAGCACCGCGCGCCAGTTGGGCACGAGTTTCATTTGGATTGCCCTCCTTGGGCTTTGTCAGGGATGGGGAAGTCGGCGCGGCCCCGGATCAGGGCCAGACGATCAGCGCCAGCCAGATGGCGGCGGTGAGGGTGAGATAGAGGGCGGGGCTCATTTGCCGCCCCGCCAGAGGCGCAGCATTTCCGCCAGATGGGCCGGGTCGCGCTTCAGCCAGAGGAGGGCCGCGGCGGCGGTTTCCAGCGCCAGCGGGCCGAGGACGGTCACGCCGACGATGGTCAGGCGCTCGGGCGTGCCCATCCAGAGGGCGATCTCGGGGCCCGCGACATAGCCGATGGCGCCCGAGGCCAGCACGATGCCCATGCGGGCGATCACCGCCATGCCATCGGTGCGGAGCCAGACCAGCACCAGCGCGCCGAGAAGCGCCAGCAGGGTGCGGAGCGCGCTGTCGGTCGCCTCAAGCATGGCGGCGCGCCCGGAGGGTCCGCCCCACCCCGGGGCGGTCGCGGGGGATGTCGGTATCGTCGGCCATGGCCGGTCTCCTTCGGGATGGGTCTCGGGGGATCAGAGCTCGGTCCGCGCGCCCGCGGGAGAGAGGGTCACGGTCAGGACCGCATCGCCCGCGCGGCTCCTCACGACGGCAAACCGCACATGCGTGGCCAGGGCGGGCACCCGGACGGTCTCGGTCGTGAGCGCGGGGAAAAGCTCGGTGCCCGAGCCGCTCGGCAACGTGACCGCCCGCCTGGCATAGGACTGGAACGGACAGAGAAACGCGCCCTCGGTCAGGGGAAAGGTCCCGGCCCCGCCGGTCTCGTTGGCATAATCGCCGGGCAGCGCGATCCATGGCCCCCAGCTCATGCCCTCATCGGACGAGAACGCCATGCGCCAGCCATCCGAGCCCTTCTGCGCCGAATAATACGCGACATGCGCCATCGCAAAATCGCCAATCGCGACGATCCCGGGCTCGGAGGACCCGTCCGAATGGAACTGGTGGCAGGCGGCCCTGGTATTGGTGCTGTCGTATTTGTCCAGAAGCGCGGCGAGGATCTTCCCGGTCAGCATGCCATAGGCCGTGCCGCTGCTGTCGAGCGCCTGCGCCTCGGTCAGTTCCCGCAGCCCGGCCGGAACGAAGCTGTCAGACGCATAGCCGCCAAGCGCGATCCAGCCGCTATTGGCCTCATTGCGCATCCTGAGCGCTTTGGCGGCGGTATCGACCCAGAGCATGCCGGGCCAGGTCTCGGGGGGCGGGGTCGGTCCGGCATTGGTCGAGGCGGCGGCAGCCAGGGCGCCCTGGAAGAAGGCGAAGGCCTGGGCCTTGGTGTGGGTGACGTTCGGAATATAGGTGGCCTGGGTCATGGGCTCCTCGGGGTCTTTTGGGGGGGATTGGGGGCTGGAATCGGCCTCAGGTCGCGCGGAAGGCCGCGACCGAGAGGCGGGTGACGCGCAGCGCATAGGCCGCGCTTTCGACAGACAGCGCCGCGCGGATCTGGAAGAGGCGCCCGTCGAACTCGGCGGCATCGAAGCTTTGCCAGGGGCCCCAGGTCGCGGTTGCGTCGTCACGGACCCGGACCTGGGTGTCGAGATCGCCATAGGCATCGGCCCCGCCCTGCCAGAAGAGCCCGTCGGGCGGGGTCCAGAAGGCGGGCCGAAGATCCGGTCCTGGCGTTCCTCGATCAGGATCCCGACATCGCTGACCAGCCGCACCGGCCCGGCCGTGCCGAGGTTGATGAGCGCCGAGAAATAATAGAGCGCCTCGGTCGCGCCCTCGTCGGTCGACAGGACCCCGCCCGCGGCCGAGCAACCGGCCCTAGTGCCCGCAAAGCCCGGGGCCTCGTCGAGGCGGGCGACCTCTGTCATCGGCACCAGCGAGGCGGCGCGCAGCGCGACCGCGCTGACCGGGCCGGGATTGCCCCTGGCGTCATAGGGCCGCGCGAGATAGCTGCCGGTCTTGAGCGGCAGCGAGGCGTCCGTCGCCCCGCCCGGCACCGCCTTGCCGACGGTGACCGAGCTTTGCCAGGTCGCGCCGGTCAGCGCCGCGGAATGGCGGAACTCGATCCAGCCGCCCTGGCGCACGTCGAGCGACGGGTGCTGGTCCCAGCGCAGCATCGCGACCGCGCCCCCGGCCGACTGCCCGGCCAGGTTGGTGATCGCAACCGGCGGGGCGTTCTCGCCCTGCACCGCGGCCGCGCCCGCATAGACCCAGTCCGACCACATGCCGCGGGTGTTGCGCCCGCGCGCGCCGAAGACATAGGTGCCGGGCGCCATGTCGTCGATCAGGTCCTCGGGCGTGTCCGTGAGGCCGCGCACGGTGGTCTCGGTCTCGGTGATCGGCCGCCAGGAGAACTGCCAGGCGTCAATGAACGGGTTGTCGCTGCTGGCCGCCAGCCGGACCCGGGTCTTGACCCCGCCGCCGCCCCGGGTCTCGTAAAGCTCCTCGGTTATGGTGGGGGCCGAGACCCGGGGCTTGGCCGTGGGCGAGGGCAGCGTGGGCACGCCGCCCGCGGGCCGCGCCTGTTCCTCGCTGGTGCGCCAGTCGAAGATCGCGGGGCCGGTTTCCAGGCAGGTCAGCCGCACCTGGACGCCCTCGGGGCCGACCGTGACCGCGCGGGCCGTGACCTCGAAGGCCTTGGCCTCCCAGCCCCGGCGCGGGATCGTGACGCGGATAGTGTCGCCAAGGCGCACGCCCCAGGCGGCGAGCGAACAGGGCAGGATCACCTGGCGCTGGCGCCGCCCCTTCAGAAGCGCCAGCTTCATCAGCCGCTGGCCGCGCACCGGATCGGTCTCGCCCGGCAGCTCGCCCAGATCCCGCACCAGCCGCTCGCCATTATCGGCCGCGCGATAGGTCTCGGAGGCCAGGACCGGCAGGTCGGTCACCACATGCTCGGCCCCGGCATCGGCGAACTGCGCCTTGACGGTGTTGAACTGCTCCTCGAAGGGTCGCCGCGCCGTGACCCTGATCCCGCCCGTCAGCATGTCCTCGGTCACGGTGAAGGCCGGGTCTTCCCAGGCGGCCCCGCCCACGGCGAGCTTGCCGCGGTCGTAGGACCACCAGCCGCCCCAGGCGCTTGAGAGCGCATCGAGGTTCTCGCGCGGGCTGGCCTCGGTATCGAGCACGCCGTTGAAGGCATAGCGCGGCTGGCTGCCGCCCGTGGCCAGCGGCACCGGTTCCTCGGCGGCATTGGCCAGCGCCACGATAGCGGCCTCGTCCAGATCGGCCTCGGTCCAGCCGATGCCGCCAAAAAGCTCGGGCGTCAGGGCGTAATCGCGGAGGCACAGCGCCGGGTTCGTCGAATAGCGCCGCCCGCGGAACCACAGCGCGACCGCGCCCGCCGCCCTGTCGATCTCGACATAGATCGTGCCGCGCCGCCCGGCGAGATCCGCGACCGGCAGCGTGGCCCGGGCCAGGTCCTCGCCCGCGACCTCGCCCGATCCGGCGCGAAAGACGAGATCGCCGCCGGTCACGCCCAGATAGGCGCCATAGCCCGAACCGCCCTGTTCCCAGATCACGCCCTCGGGGTCGGCCGGAAAGGCGACATCGAAGGCAGCAAACAGATCCGCGTCGAGCGCCATCCTTGTGTAATCGAGCGTGTCGCCGTCCTGCGCGGTCAGATCCGGGCTCAGCCCGGCCTCGGGGGTGAGCCCGCCGGGATAGCGGCGCCCGAAGTGGAACCGCGCGGCGATGGGGCCGCCGGTCCAGGCGGCGTCGGATTCGCCCTGCGGATAGCTCGCCCCCGAGGTCCGGCCGATGGCCCCGCCGTCATAGCCAGCCCAGAGCGAAGTCGGGCGGACGGCCCTGGCCGAGGCGAGCGGGGTCGAGGTCCACTCGCGCGGGTCGTAAACGCGCTTGCCGCGGGCCCGGACGCGGATCTGCGGCGCGCCGGTCGGGAAGAGGTCGCGGTCGTAATTGGCCGAGAAGTAGACCCAGGCGATGCCGCGGCCGCGGTGATCGGCCGTCCATTCCGAGGCCGCCGCGGCATACAGCGGATCGGCCGCCTGGTCCTCGGCCCCGTCATGCACCTTGAGGTGGATGCGGCCCTTGTAGTCGCTGTCGATCTGGCCCCAGAGATAGGGATCGCCCGTGCCTGCCGCCGCGTCCTTCAGGTATTGCGCCTCGGTCCAGACCTTGGTCTCGCCCAGCCAGATCTCGACCGCGCCGTCGATCTGGTGACAGGCGAGCGGCATGGCCGAATGATAGCGCAGATGCGGCTTGCCATCGAAGCTGGTCGTCGAGCGGGCGATGATGGTGCCGCCCAGGGTCCGTTCGCCATAGAGGATGAGGCCCGCGGTCACCGGCTGGATCCGGTTCAGCGTGATCTCGTCGCGGGTCTTGACCTTGGGCTTCTTCGCCAGGGCCATCTGCACGCCCGACAGCACGAAGGCCATGGCGGCCTGGCCCATGATGGCGGTCGCGGTCAGCCCCGCGGCCCAGCCCCCGGCGGCCGCCGCCAAAGCTGCCCCGACCGGCGGCATCGCGGCGGCGGGCGCGGCGGTGACGATCAGCGCCACGGTCAGGACCGCGAGGGGCGCGCCGATCCGCGCCGCCCCCGCGAGACAAATCACCCGATGCGCCATGCCACCTCCGCGTCGAGGACCGGGCGGCGCACGGGGCCGCGCTCGGCCAGATGCACGGCATGCCGGCCGGTGACCACGCCCATGGCGCCGGGCATGACGCCCTCGGCCGCCGTCATCACCCAATCGCCCCGCCGGGCCCGGGCGACCGCCACGCGCGGCAGATGTGCGTCGACCAGATCCTCGAGCGAGGCAAAGCCGAGGCCCACCAGCCCCTTCGCGGCCTGCATCTCGCTTTCGTAGTCGGGCAGATCCGGGATCGGATCGGTGCCGGTCATCGCCCGCGCCGTCGCCCGGCAAAAGCCCAGGCAATCGGCCGACCCCCAGGCGAAGGCCCGCCCCTCCCAGGCGCGGATCTCGGCCGCCAACCGCAATTCCCAGCCCTCGCGCCGCATTATCTCCCCCATGTGTCCTCCCGGTTCTGGATGGCCTGGACGAGGTCGAAGAACCGGTCGCCCGGAAAGCGGCGCTGCTGATCCTCGGGCAGGTAGTAGAAGGGTCGCTTGCGGCCCAGATCCATGGCGCGTTCCTCGCAGGCGAGCGTCGCGGTCGCGGCCTCTGGCCCGTCATCGCTGTCGAGCGTGTCCGCGAGCCCGTCCCAAAGCACATCGGCCGCCTCGATCTGGCCCTCGGGGCCAAAAAGCGCGAGGCGCAGCGTCACCCGGCGGCGCTGGAACTCCTCCAGCTCGGCCAGCGCCACCACCTCGGGATCGAGCCCCGACAGCGTCAGCGTCAGCCCCGGCATCTCGCCGCCCGAGGTCTCCTGCGCCTCGCCGATCCGGAGCATCTGCCCGGCCGCCCCCAGATAGGTGACGCCCTCCCACTCGACCGAACCATGGCCCGTGAACATCGCCAGATCCCCGCTGTCGAACCGGCACTGCACCAGCAGGCCGAGGATCCGGTCGCCGCTGGTATCCATCAGAGCGCCTCGACCAGTTGCAATGTGCGGGTCCGGAGGCGGGCCTGGCTGACGGCGAGCGCGGTCTCGGGCCCGGCCAGCGCCCAGCTGCCGTAAGGCGCGCGCAGCGCCACCGGATCGCCCGCCGCGACGGGGGCGCGCAGGCGGGGCCAGAGGGTGAGGGTCTGCCGGAAGGCGGCCGTGGGGGCCTCGGCCCCGGTCACGATATGCAGATGGCCGTCGAGGGTGAGATAGTCGCCCGCTACTATAGTGTCGGCCGCCGTGGCCAGTTGCAGCACCAGCGTCTGCGCCCGGGCCGAGGCCGCCACCGCCACCACCGGATCGGCGGTGATCGTTCCCTGGGGCCCCTCATAGTCCATCGCTTCCATGTCGAGCTCGAAGCGGCCTGCCGGGCCGTTCAGCCCCGCGAGCCAGGCCGAGATCGCCGCACTCTCGCGGGCATCGAAGGCCGCCAGCGTCAGCTCGGCCGCCCAGGTCCCGCCCATGAAGTCATAGGCGGTCTGCGCAAAGCTGTAGGGCGATTGCGTCCGGATTGAGGAGGTCACCTGGCGCAGCGTGAAGCCCGCGATGCGGACGGCCTCGGGCGGGAAGGCCATCAGACGCCCTCCCGGCGCTGGCGGGCATAGACCCGCCGCGCCTCGTCGCGCGTGACCTGCCGCACCGCTTCGGCAATCTCTTCGGGGCTCGCCGAACTGCCCGCGACCGACACATGCACATCGCCCATGCGCACCCCGCCGCCGCCGCCGAGGCTGCCCAGCCGGTCGTTCGGGATCACCTGCGCGCCGCGCGGCAGGTTCACGAGTTCCGGCCCGGCCTCGCCGACCCAGGCCAGTCCCCCTGGGGCGCTGTCGGTGCCGCGGGCAAAGCCCGGCGCGCCAGCGATCAGGCTGGCAATCGACGTGACCGTGCCGGTCCCGCCGGACCCGCCCGCGCCGCCGAACATCCCCGAGATCAGCCCGTCGAAGAGCGAGCCCATCGCATCCGAGATCGGCGACAGCGCCCGGTCCAGCAAATCGTCGAGCATCCGGTCGGCGAGCTTGGCCACCGCGTCGCCCGCATCCCCCGAGCCCGAGACCAGGTCCTTGAAGAAGCCCTTGAAGCTGTCGCTGGCCGTCCGCGCCGCCTCGCCGGTTGCGTCTGTCGCGGCCCGGATCCCGCCAAGCGCGCCAGCGCCATCCTCGGCCCCGTCGCCCGCACCGAGCCCGCCGAGGCTGCCCGGATCGTTCGCGGCCAGGGTCTCGCGCAGCGCCTTCAGCGTCTCGAGCGGCCGGGTCATGTTGGCGAACAGCCCCTCGACCTGGGTGCCGTAATTGGTGGCATAGGTGCTGGCGAGCCGGGCTTCCTCGCGGAGCGCCCGCATGCTGTCGCCGGTGCCCGCGACCGAGGCCGCCAGCGTGCGGAAGGAGGATCCGAAGCCCGGGATCATCGCGCCCAGCGTCGCGACATTGCCGATGAAGCCCGACCAGCTTTGCTGCATGTCGGCCATGGCCTCGAGGAAGTCCGCGCGGATCGCCCAGCCCATCTGCCGGACCGCAAGCTCGACCAGATGCGGCCCGTCGGCGATCCGGTCCCAGACCTCGGCCGCCACCGCCTTGAGCGCGGCCAGCGCCGCACCGAAGCCCCCCGTCGCCGTCACCAGCCGCCCGAGGCGGAAGACCAGCTCGCCCGCCGCAATGACCGCGATGCCGATGCCCGACCGGATCAGCGCCCCCCGCAGCGTGACCAGCGACCCCGCCAGGGTCAGCGTCGCGATCCGCGCCGCGGCCAGCGCGCCGACATAGCGGATCCCGAAGGCCGCGACGGCGGTGCCGATCCAGGTCGAGATCCGCGCGAGGTTGCCGGTCAGCCCGTCGATCACCGCCCGCAGCGCCCCGCCCTCGCGCAGCGCCTCGGTCATCGCCTGCGCCGCGCGCCCGAGGTTCGGGACCAGCTGCAGCGCCAGTTGCTGGCCCGCATAGCGCGCGATCAGCCCCAGCCGGGCGATCCGGTCGTTCGCGGCCTCGATCTTTCCGGCCTCGACCGCGTCGAGCGCCAGGCCATAGTCCTCGACATCGGCGCGCGCCGCGCGGATCGCATCGCCCCCCTGGATCATCAAAAGCGCCATCTCGCGGTTCCGGACGCCCAGATCGCGCAGCACCGCCGTCGCCTCGCCCGCAGAAAGCCCCAGCCCCTTCACCGCATCGGCGATGGTCGCGACCTTGGCATCGGCATCGAGCCCCTCGAGATCCGACGCCGCCAGCCCCAGCCGCGTCAGCGCCCGGTCGGCATTGCCACTGAGGCCGATATTGGCGATCTCGCGGCCGATGTTCTGGATGTCGTTCGTCACCGCCGAAAGCGGCACGCCCGCCTCGCCCGCGGCCAGTTCCAGCGCGCGGAAGGCGCCGATGGAGGCATCGAGGCGGCGCGCGGCCTTGGCCGCCCGGTCGATCTCGCCCGCGCCCTTCAGCGCCGCCGCCGACAGCGCCGCGCCCATGGCCGAGGCGGCCGCGGCCACCGCGCGGAACTGGCTCTTCATCGCGCGGAGCGGATCCTTCACCCGCTTCGCGCCGCTTTCGAACTTCGCGCTGTCGAGCCCGAGATTGACCCGGAGCGCGCCGATCACCGATTGGGACACTCTCTATATACTCCCTCAGCCGCGCGGCCCGGGCCCCCGGGCCCAGGCGGTCGCGACGGTGTCGAACATGGCCTGCATCTCGGCTGCGGGCTGGGGCGCCCCGGGCCCGGTCCGGCCGCCGAGGAAGGACCGGAAGGATGGCAGGGACCGGCAGCGGTGCAGCGCCTCGACATGCCAGGCAAGCCAGGCGCGGGCCTCGTGCTCGGCCCGGAGCCGGGCGCGCGCGCCGCGCATCGCGGCCCCGTATTCCCTCAGGCTCAGGTCCCAGAAGCTGGCCGGGTCGAACCCGGCCGCGACATGGGCCTCGAAGAGGCTGTCCAGCGTTACCCGGCGGCGGGGACCGGGACCGGCTTTCCCGGCCCGTCGTCCCGGTCGTCTTGCGCGATCTCGGGCGAGGCGGCGCGGAAGAGCCGGAGCAGGAGCCCCGGATCCTCGCTCAGCAGATCGCCCGCCAGCTGGCGGTCGGCCTCGGGATGGTGGCGCGCGAGCGTGCAGCGGATCATCTCGATCATGTCGCCGACCGAGGCCTGGCCGCCCTCGGCCGCCTCGGCCCAGGCCAGCGCGTTCTCGCCGGTCGCGTCCTCGAAGTCGGCCAGCGCCAGCATGTCCATCCGCAGCGTGTAGCGGCGGCCCTCGCACAGCGCGTCGATCTCGCCCTTGAAGCGGTTCGCCATCATTCCGCCTCCAGCAGCGTGGCCCGGCCGGCCGGGCGGATGGTGACCGAGGCGGTCATCTTGCCGTTCGAGAACTCGCCCGGTTCATAAGCGGTGATGAAGCCCGGAAACTGCATCCGCACCCCGTTCGGCGCGGTGATCTGCCAGTCCTGCAGCCCGGCCTCGAAGGCCGCGATCAGCCGGTCGGTGACGCTGGGGATCCAGTTCAGATCGGCCTCGCAGGGGGTCTGTTCCTTCAGTCCCGGGATGAACTGCTTGTAAAGGTCGGGGCTTTGCAGATGGGTGCCCTCTTCCTCGTCCCGGGTCCAGCCGATGGGCTTGATCCGGGTGACCATGGCCAGATCCTCGTACCCGCCCCCGTCGGTGGCCAGCCCCAGCCGGGCGCCATGGCCGATATCGGCCTCGGTGATGTCGCTCATCTCTCTCTCCATGTTGCGGTGAAGTCCATCGAGACCCGGTAAAGCCAGGTCTTGTCGTCGGGATCGGGCGCCCGGTCGCGGCGCTGGCTGTCGAGCCAGAGGCTGCGGATCGTGGCCCCGGACAGGCCGTTGAGGCAGGCGATGGTGGCGCGCGCCAGCGCCCCGGCCTCGGCAAAATCCCGGGCCCAGGCATCGATCTGGACCCGGCCGGTCCAGAGCCCGTCCGGCCCGGTCAGCGTCCGGCCGGGCGCGCCGGTAATCAGGTGCAGCACCAGCGCCGGGCGCGGCGCGCCCTGGGGATGGGCGCCCCAGTTGACCCGGTCGCCCGCCAGCGCCGCCACGCCCGGATCGGCGCGGAGCCGCGCGCGCAGAAGCCGGTCCATGCTCTCGGCCATGGCCTCAGCCCTTCGCCGCCCGGGCGGCCCGGGCCTCGGCGCGGAGGACGGATTTGTCGATCTCGGCCTTCAGCTCGGTGCGCAGCCGGTCGAGCAGCGCGTCCTTCTCGGCCTCCCAGGCGGGGCGCGCCCAGGGCTGGGGCGGGTTCGACACGGTGCCGAACTCCTGCAGATGGGCCTGGGGCAGCGGGCCCGCGCCCACGAACATCTCGACCGAGGCTTTGTCGTCCCGCACGGTCTTGCGATGGGCCTTGCGCTGGCGGGGCGAGAGTCTGGTCGAGACCGCGATGCTGGCCTCGAGCGCGTGCTCGTCGGCCGGGGCATTGGCCCGCATGCGTTCGGCCAGGGGTTCGGCGGCGCTGCGCAGCGCCCGGCGCAGCGCGCCTTTCCCGGCGGCCCGGCTCAGCCGGTCGAGCTCGGCCTCGAGCTCGGCGAAGCCCTCGAGCTTCATCGTCACGCTCATCGATCGGTCCTCGCGCTGCAGGTCAGTTCCAGGAAGCGCGGATCGGCGGCCAGTTCGCGGATCCCGGAGATCGCGAAGCTCAGGCCGTCGCAGCTGAGCCGGTCCTTCGGCGTCAGATCGGCGGTGAAGGCGGTGCGCCTCAGCACGAAGCGGGTGGTGACGCTGGCGCCGATCTCGGCCGCGCGCCAGCGTTCGCCGTCGCTGAGATCGGTGCGCGTCGCGCGCTGGGGCGGGCCATGGGCGGCCCAGCGTTCGACCATGGCGAGCCCGTCATCGACGAGGATTGCGCGGTCGAACCGGACAATGCGGGTCAGCTCGCCCGCGCGGGGGGCGGCCATCAGCCGAGATCCCGATAGGCGGCCAGCAGGTCGCGCACGCCCAAGGGCACCTCGGCGCCCGCGCCCTCGGCCACCGCCTCGCGGTTGCGATACCAATGCGCGACCAGCAGCTTCGCGGCCAGCTGGCAGGGCCCGGGCCAGCCCCCGGGAAAGGCCGCGTCGAGATCGCGACGGGTGTAATCGGCCACAAAACGCTCGGCCACCGCGCCCAGACCCGCCAGCAGCAGGTCGTCATCCTCGAAGCCCTCGGCCTGGCAGTGACGCTTGAGCTCCTCGAGCGGGATCCGGGTCATGCCGCCGGGTCCGGGTCGGGCGCCGCCTTCGGCATGGCCTTCTTCGCGGCTGCCGGGGCCTCGTCCGGTATCTCGGTGGCGACATTGCGGGCGCGCAGATCTTCGGCGATGGCGCGTTCGGCGGGTTTGGTCATGTCGAACTCATAGGGAATGCCGCGTTGCAGAAGCCCGATCTCGGTCTTCTGGGTGCGGGTCAGGGTCAGGCGCATGGGCGCTCTCCGGTCTGGACAGATGCTGGGACAAGGGGCGGGCCCGCCCGGACATCGGCCGGACGGACCCGCAGGGGGGAACGGTGTGGGGAACGGTCGGGGGATCAGGCGAAGACGAAGTCGCCGGTCACCAGGGCGGCGGGGCGCTTGTTGGCCAGCGCCAGGCGCTTCGAGCCCTTCATGGTCTTCATCCCGTCGGTGAAGTTGGTGCCGTGTTCGGAGGAGATCAGCACCTCGTGCTCCTGGCGGTCGTAAAGGGTCGCGGCCATCTGGAAGTTGCCGCACATCCATTCGCCCGCGGAATGCGAGAGCGTCGGGATCACGTCGAGTCCCCAGAGCCGGGGCGTGGCCTGTTCGTTCGGATTGCCGAAGATGTAGCGGCCCTGGGCGTCCTTCAGGAGTTCGATGGCGGCCCAGTCGATGGGATGCAGCGTGATGCCGTTGGCGGCGAAGTTCGCGAGCGCCACCTGGAGAAGCCCCAGACGCAGCCGGTCGATCCGGGTCTCGTCCGGCAGCCCCGCGGGCGCGGCGAAGGCGGTCGCGACGGTGATCAGCCCGGTCAGGTTCTGCCCCGCGCCGTCGCCCGCGAGGATCTGCGCCTCTTCCTCGAGATCGAGCCCATAGCGCAGCTCGCCATCGATCTCGGCCTGCAGCTGGCCCGCATCGGCCAGCGCCTCGTCCGAGATATGGGTGACATGGGTGATCTTCCTGACCGGCGCATCGGCCTGGCTCCAGCCATAGCTGGAAACCGGCGCGGCGGCCCCCTCGGCGGTCATGGCGGCGCCATTCTCGCGTTTGGTCTGGCGGGCATAGCGGACCATGTTCGAATCGGTCGTGGCCTGCATCAGCAGCGCCCGCACCGGCAGACGCTGGCGCGGCAGGCCGATGGGGCTGCGCTCTTCGGTCGGCCAGATCAGCCCGCCCGCCGATCCGGTCGCGGTGGTGATCGCATTCTTCGGGCGCAGCACCACGCTGCCCTGCAGCCCGCCCGCCACATAGGCCTTGAGGCTGTCATCGCCCGCCACCTCCTGGCCCACGGTCATCGCCGCGCTGGCCCGGCCGCGCCCGCCTTCGGCCACGGCCTGTTCGAGATCGAGATTGCGGGTCTCCAGCGCCTCGAGCTTGCCCTCGAGCTTTTGCTGGGCGCCCGAGAGCGCGTGGAACTCGGCCAGAAGCTTGTCGGCCGAGGCCTTCACCTCGGCGCTGACATCGCCGCTGGCGCGCGCCTGGCGCAGCGCATCCTCGGCGGTGCGGCGCACATCGTCGCCGATCCGGCCGAGCTCGGCCTTCACATCGGCCAGCAGCCGGTCGACCGAGCCCGCGGCCTCCATGCGCGGGGTGCCGATCACGGCCTTGGGCACGGTCAGGGATGCGGCGGGCCCCTTGGGCGTAGTCCCCTTGGGCAGGACTTGAGAGAGGGCGGCCTGCGCGGCGCCCGGCTTCATGATCTTCATGGGTTTGGTCCTTCAGAGAGTTTTGGCTTGGGCCAGAAGTTCTTCCAGCCCCCGGGTCAGGTCGGCAGCGCCAGGCGTGCCGGTCGGGGCAGCGCCGGGCATGCCCCCCTTGAGATCGCGCTTGAGGGCGCGCGATGCGGCGTTGGGAAGACCGGCACGGGCGCAGAGCAGATCGAGCTTGCGCTCTGCCCGCATCGTGGCGGTTTCCTTGTCATTCCCTGCCAGATCCACGGCATCGGCGGGCAGGAAGCTGTCGGCAAAGCCCTGATCGAGCGCGGCCTGACCGCCGATCCAGGTCTCGCGGTCGAGCATGGCGGCGATCCCGCCGCGCTCGATCCCGGTCCGGGCGGCGTAGATGTCGACGGCCGTCGCGTCAAAAGGCGCAAGCCATTCGCAGACCTCGGCCAGCGCATGGCGGTCGCCCGCGGCCATGATCCAGGTATTGTGGATCATCAGAAAGCCCGCCCGCGCGATCCGCACCTCGTCGCCCGCCATGGCAATGACCGAGGCCGCCGAGGCGGCGATGCCGAGGATGTTGACGGTCACGGTCGCGGCATGCTCGCGCAGCAGGGTGTAGATCGCGAGGCCTTCGAAGAAGTCGCCGCCGGGGCTGTTGATGTTGACGGTGACGGGCCGCGCGCCGATCCGGCGCAGCGCGGCCTCGATCCGCCGCGCGGTCACGCCCTCGCCCCAGGGGTCGGCCCCGATGGGATCGAGAACCGAGATCGAG